AACCATGCTTTGTAGGTCAATCACAAATTATCCTCATTCCACTGTTTGCCTTCTAAATCTTCTCTTACTGACATGTATTCAGTTTCAAGTTGTTCTATTTTCTTTCTTATTTTGTACAGTTTCCACATCATGCGCATGGGATAAATCCAATAACCAATGAATAAACCAATGGCAAATGTGATCATGTGAGATCCATACTGGTGCGCACTGAAGTTCCCACTGAGCGGGCAATGTCCACCTGCATCTTGAGCCTATTCGTGTTAGCGCGTGTGGCTAAAACTTTGGCTTGAACAATTGACAAGTCTTTGTGCAATTCTTCATTTTGAATAAGCGCCATGTCCTCACGCTCTCCAACTGTGTAATTTTTTCCAGTCGGTGATGATTGCGTTGCAAAAGTCATACGAGATTTGGCCATGGCAATTTCATACTCCGCTTTGACGCTGTGATAAATCGTTTCAACCTCTACAAGATTTTTGTGCGCATCATCTACTTCTTTGGAAAGCCCGCGTAATTTTTGCTCCACCATTGCAGGCGTAATAATTTCACTCATCAACTGTTTCCTCTTTTACCAGGCTAATGTTTGAATTCTCCCGCTTGTTCTGCAAAGCAATTACTTTGCCTGCATCTGATGACATATTAAAAGGATCAGGAACAAGCATGAAGCCTGCACTGTCTAATTTTTCTGCAAGATCTTCAGGAAATATGTCTAACTCTTGAGCCACTGCGCGAATTGCAATTATGTTGTAATGAACTGCAACCTTTAATCCGTTTGATGGTTCAAATTTGTTTTCTTTTTTACTCATAACATCATTCCTTCCTCTACTGCGCGCCAAACTATGCAGTCATTGTTGTGGTGGTTTTTTCTTACTGTACCTGTGTCAATAATGTAACCCTCTTTTACAAGGCTTATGCGTGTAGGACGCACTGTATTGCCCTCTATCTGTAATGTTTTCTCAATCTCATAATCCGTAGCACCGCGCAATCCCTGTTTCAAAATGTATTCATATACTTTGCGCTTGAGCGATCCAGTTCTAGGCAAAACTTTTTCTGCGGCGGCTATTGAAGTGCGCTGAGCGTTGTTGGCAATGATTACGCTGTTATCCATTGAGAGCCGCCCTGCGTGTCAAAAGATGATCACGCAAAGTTGCGCCTTCAATTACAACATCAAGCAAATCAAGATTTAATTGCCATGCGCTTCTAAGTTCGTCCTCTGTTGTTTTAGTTTCAATCAAACTGAAAACTGCAAATGCGCTTGCTTTTTCTTCTTCTGTGTATTCACGCTTTGTTGCAGGCGCTTTTGCTTGCGGTGCTTCTGTTGTTTTTGTTTGGCGGTTGCGCACTTCTTCAGATGATGCAATGCCTTTCTTTGTGTCCACTGCAAGAGCGGCAACCATTGCGCGCCCCCAGGCGGCTGTTTCAGCGTTTTGTAGTTCAGAGTCACGGGTAAAGTTGGTTGGCCCTGGAATTGGCTCGTATGCCCAACCTACGCCTGGTAATTGATCATCAGGTGTGCGGTATGCCGCAGCGCTGTACACCATGTAACTTTTAATACTGCCGTCAGGCATCTTTACTTCAATTACATACGGGTCTTTCCATGACTGTAGTGAACCATGCGGAAATTTTTCTCTAAACTCAATAATTCTCGTTGCCACATCAATGTAATCTAATGGGCCTTTGTAACTTGCCATTTGTAACCTTCCTGTTTGGGGCTAACTAGCCCGTGTAGGAGAATTGAACCCTATGGCGCTGACAAACACAAGAACCCGTAATTTATCGGCGTGGCGCGGCGGTAATGGCATACTTATAGCCAGGGGGAAATTATGGCGTACTCACAAATTTCAATCCGCTTAGGCGGTCTTATGGTTGAACTGGGAACAGAAGCAACTTATCCCGACATGGTTAGTGATTTGACGGGGCGCTGTCTATCTACTTTTAAAGACGCAATGGACAAAGCCGTAGAAGCGGGCGTTGATGTTTCTGACATGCGCCTAATTACATCTGATTATTCAGATGATGATGAAGATTAGTCTAACCAAACTTGATATTGGGCTGTTGTTCTGCCCTTAATTGGATCTACAAAATGTAAACGCTGTGATGGTCTGCCACTAGCGGCCATTGAGTCACGGGCATAACGATTATCTGACTCTGTTGATCCTGTCCAATAAATGTTGTAGTGCTTTTGAATTGGCTCTTGTGCATGTCGGTGGTAATGGCCTAGAAAAATGTCGTGAAAATCGTAATCATGTGCGCCTGCTTTCCAGCGGTTAGCACCTGCGATCCATGCCGCAGGGCTTGCAAATCCTGAGCGGCCTAATTCATCACCGTGCATAAGCAAAGCGCGATAGTTACCAATTTCAACTTCTTGAATATCTTCAGGGCAATCTTCCCAGGTTAAACGCTTTTCTCCAGCAAGGATTTGGCGGCTCATTTCATAAACCATGCGATCCACATTGTCAGATTTAGGCACTTCTGCGCGCTTGCCACCAATGCGCCCATGATTTCCCCATTCAGCAATCACTGTGACCTTTTCAAAATTGGCTAACATTTCGCGCACAAAATCCACGCAAAGCCTTGAAACACTGGTGAATTGGCCAAACAATGAAGCATCTATCTGCCATAACTGCGCAGGATAATTAAACAAACCTTCAACCATGTCACCGCCAAACATCACTACACATTCTTTCACAGGGTGGTGGTGGCGTTGCAAATCAGTTAGATGTACAACTTTTTCAGAAAACTGCATTACGCGCTCACGCATAATTTCAGTGTTGTAACTGGTTGTAACTTTTGCGCCTTGCCAATCCGTTGTGTGGATCAAAGCAACTTCAGCATTTATTTTGCGTGTGTCTTTTTGTGGCGCAGAAACAGGTGGCACTGCACCCAACGAGATCATTGCATCATAAGCGCCGCGGTGAGTTGCCTCTACTAAATCTTCACTGCGCTCTTTAGACTGCTTCAATTGTTTTTGCAATCGTAAAATTACCTGGCGTAATTCTTTCACATCTTGCGACTCTATGCCTTCAGGCATGTCCTGTAATCTTTTTTCAAGGCTCATTTGTAAACACGATTTCCTTGCCGTGGTGCGTATAGCCTTCTTTGTCTATCCAACTATCTTCATGTTCTAAATTTGCAGTAATCCGCACTGATTTTGCCGCATCAAACATCAACGCAACAATGGCGGGATCAATGTCCTCTATGTCTAAAAGCGCACCCCACATGCGGCCTATGGCTGTGAAGTTTTTGCGAGCGCTTCCATACTCATGTTGGCGATCATCAAGAACTTCTTCTACTCTTTTGGACACCTGCAAGTTCCGCTTCTATGAAGTCTGATTGTGTCAGCACTGCATTTGTAACCATCTGACCGCAATGCCTGAACAATTAAACTGACTGGATAACCTTTTGCCCACGCTTCATCTAATGTTTTTTTATCATTTGCCGTTAGATTGTCGTACATTTCTTGATAAGTACAAACGCCACCTACTCGCCTAATGCTTCGTTTACTTAAAATTTCACCAAACGCGTTTTCTAATGCCATGTTTGCCTCCTTGAATAAAGCGTACCGCAAAGTAAAAAGCCCCGCGTTAGCGGGGCAGTTCACTATTTCGTTTTCTTTTTGGCCGCGGGTTTTTTGCTTGCCTTTGCCAACTTGTCAATCTCTGCCGTTACTACATCTGCAACCAAGCCAAATGCAGGGTCTTTCTTGTCAATGCCACGGATTGCAGGGCCAACAACTGCCGCGCCGGTAGCAAACGCAAGTGCCTTAATGTCAGTGACTCCTGCGGCATAAAGCGCAACAGCGGTAACTGCAAAGTGGCGGATTGCTGATTTCAACATGTCTAGGTGCTTCTGTTCCATTGTTACTCCTTTGGGCGGGCTACCGCCATGATTGTTTTATAGTCACGCCTCTTGAGGTAAAAGCCATCACCGTTTGATTGGCTTCCTGATTTACCACTTGAGGTATTGCCCTCAAATACTTGTAGGTACTTGAGCGTTGTATGGTGGAACTTAACAATGCCCACATGATCAGGCTGAGCATCTTCATCAAATTGAAAGAACACAAGATCCCCGCGCTTAGCCTGACCAATAGGCACAAGTTGATTGTTCTTTGTTAGGTACTTCAGCCACGCATCACATGAGGCAAAACCTTTTTTGGTATTCGCTACTGACGCGATAATTCCAGCATCAAAATACATCTTTGATGCAGACATTGCGCACCAGGGTTGATTGTTTAGGCCAAACCATTTGCCAAATGTGGTGTCATTGTTTGGGCCTTCTGTGTAATTAACTGATGCTTCACAAAGTTCTATGACTTTATTTAGGCTCATCTTCTTTTCCTTCCTGTGGCTTTGGTTTAGATTTTAGTCCATTAGCCGACAAAATGCCCGATAGCGTTCCCGTAAGAAATACGCATAGGGTAGAAACAAGATCAATAAAGGCCGCATCATTAGGCGCTTGTGCCATAGGTTGCGTGACAAACACCAGCGCATACAACATGGCAAAGACTGAACCCGCAAAGACTAGGGCAAGCAAAATTCCTATGGTGACAATTAAGCGGGCATGTAATTCTTCAGGTGTGTATTTGCGTCTAGCCATTTTGGAACTCCACATTAGGTAATAAGTCCTTTGTACATTGTCCTACCGCTTCACA